AGTCCCACTTGAAGTCGTTGAATAGGAATGTTGTTTCAACATCAACCTTGCTCTCAGTTTGTCCAAGAGAAGGGTCGCCAACGGTGACATAGAAACCATTGACCCTCATCTCAAGCGTGTATCGGTTGAGTCGTTGGCCGTTGATGGTGTCGCATCGGCAAGCGTCATACAAGTCCCTTACATTGACTTCAAAAGAAGAGAAGGCAGGGTACTCATTCCCGTCATTTCCATGATAGACACCATTCTCCGCATCTACTTTTACGGCAAGACTCATTGACTTGTCATAAAACTCGGAAATAGTTTCTTGGGTGTGGGTGAAAGCCTTTGCCTCAAGAGAAGCGTCAAGGGTTGTTCTTTTCCCTGCCGACTTGAACAACAATTTGTTTTCACCATAAGTAATAGTTAGAACCTCGCCGTGTAAAGCGATAACTCCGAGAACCCTATCAATGTCGGGGATTGGTATTAGGAATGATTTATCGGATTCGCATTGAGCGACAACGCCGGTAAGTCCCGTCAAATCACGAGTAAGACTCGTGATGCGAGCGTCATGCAAATCAACGAGTAAGACGCACGATTCAACCTGTGCCTGTTGTTTACCATTCACCGTTTGCTTGCGCTTACTAATGTTGAGCATTCTTTTCAATTCCGTGTTACTTATTTTTACCTTCATACTCTTGCCCCTCCAATGTAGTGTGTGAATGTGTTGGCGGGTGCTTCGTGTTGCTCCTGCAATTCTTGTACCGCACCGAACAATGCTCCCATGTTAGGGATTTCATCAACGACTGTTTCAAGGTCAGCGATACGGGACTGCAATTCAAGAACAAGTTTCGCAAGGCGAGGGAAGCAATCGCAACACCATTCAGCATTGTCTTCAACCGCTTCGGGTACTCCGAGGTGGTCAGCCAATTCAGCGTCAGTCATATTATCTATTTCATCTTGGGATGAAGGGTTGTGTCCTGTGTAAATACCCATTCAATCAACCCCATGTCAAGAACGGTAGTCCGTTCCACTTTACTTCGCCTTTAATGATAGATAGAACAGTGTGAGTCTCCCCGACCCTTTCCATATACTTGCCCTTGATTTCTTCAATCATCCCCTTGACGACCCAATCATCAGCATTCTTGAGCGTAGGGTCAGCCTTGACACCTGCGGCGGCATCGGCCTTCTTCATGTAGCGTGATAGGAAAATCTGTTGGGAGAACAAGCGCATAGTACCCTTGTCCCATTCGGGGCGTTCTCCAATCTTCATCAAGACTTTACCACCGGAACCGTTGTCCACATAATTACTAACATCTTTTAGGTGAAAAGTAAAGAAGACGCATGGTACGGGAAGTCCGTGTAGGCGTGTTAGAACACCTCGGTTCAATTGGTTACGAGTACGCCATTCTTTCTGTGAGAACCCGTCACCTTCTTCCTTGATAACACCACGACGAAGTAATACATCAGTCATAGCAAACTCGCACCACTTGAGGAAGGTTGAGCCACCGTCAAAGACGATACCGGCAACCTCTTCATCCTTAGTAACATCAGCCACGATATTGACATAGAAATTCATCTTGTCCACGAGAGCCGCATAATTTACGCTTGAGTCTTCATTGAAGATTGAATCGTCCCTTTCGTCAAGTAAAGGTAGTACGATAATTTCTTTATCATCGGGGTAAGCCGCTTCAATGGTAGCCTTTGCGGAGTTATCAACATCAAAGACATATATTTTTCCGGTAGATTTAACTTGTCGGCAAAGAGAAATCGCAAGACCTGTCTTAGCACAATTCTCTTTGGCTACGAGAGCCATACGAACAGGTACGGACTGTGCCGTGTTGTTCTTGAATTGATTCATGTAGTATTCTTTGTCAAATCCCGTCTTCTTGACGCTCGCTTCTGTTGTGGTCTTTCCCCAATTGCTCATATTATTGTCTCCTTTTGTAGCCTTATAAGGGTTCTTATTCCCCTGTTAGAATGATTGTGTCCGTCAATAGCATGAGGCGAGCGATTGACACCGCCGCCTTCAAGGAATTGATAACAACACTTGTCGGGTCAAGAACGGTAGCGTTAGCCACTTCTTCTAATTCTCCCGTTTTAGTATTGAGGTAATGGTTTTCCCAACCCACGCCGTTTGATACATAACCACTGCCGTTCTCACGAAGAGTACGCATCGGTGTTTCTAATGCGTGTCTAAAGGATTCGTCAAAGAGAGTGCTTTGTGCTACATGGTATAGTGACCATCCACCACCAACGAGTACGCCGTTTTTGATGGCGAGGCGTGTTGCGTTCACTGCATCATCAACCCGTTCTCTTGTTTCACGGATTTCCGCTTCGGAGAAACCACCGATGTAAATTGAAGCCATGTTGCTATCCAAACGAGCATGACGGGTCAATAACTTTTCCTGTAAAAATGGATGAGTAGCCGATTCAGCCTGTTCTTTCAATCCGACAAGGTGACTTTTTAATTCGTCACCTTTCTTTCCCGCAACAATAACTGTCGTGTCTTGACCGACGACGATGCGTTCAGCCGAACCGAATTGTCCTTCACCGGCAACGGCGTTAGCGATACCTGTTCCCTTTTCACTTGAAAAGAAAATCTTACCACCGACAAGAGCGTTCAAATCCTCAAACCATTCATCGGAGTCGTTACGAGGGATGCGAATTGCACAAGCATTCACAACACCACCCACTACATTTGCGATTAAATTAGATAGAGCGACACCCTTTATGTCTTGACAAATGATAACGAGAGGGCGACCGTTTTCAATGGCTACCTCAAGAGCAGGTGTCAAGTCATCAAAGTCTTCAATAACTTCTTTTGTGATAATAAAAAGTGGGTTGTCCTGTTCAAATGTTCTCTTGTTTGTATTACACATCATAGGAGAAACATAAGGTGAGGGCATCTCACTTCCCGAAACACTTTCCCAATAACAATACTCTTCCGAACCAACCTTTAGATTGACGAGGCCATCAGCACCGATTGTTTGGAACATATCGGTTATGAGTACGCCTAATTCCTTGTCGTTGTTAGCGGCGATTGTAGCCACTGCTTCTAACTGAACCAATTCATCGTCGTCCATATCAATAGGAGTTGATAACTTGTTCAAGTCTTCCACGGCAATTTTTAGAAAGGTTTTCAAATCCTCGGCATCATTTACAGGGTCTTCCGAATTGATATAATGCTCGCACAGTGCTTGAGCAATAAGCGTGGCGGTCGTCGTCCCGTCGCCCGAAGCCTGTTGAGCCTCAAGAGCGACCTGCCTAAACAATTCAATTCCCACTTGAACGGCAGGGTCGGATGAACGGATAGAAGATACAATTTTGACACCATCGTTGAGAACGGATGGAGGATGACCTTCATGTTGAACAAGGACTGTTCTCGCATTAGGGCCAAGAGTACCTATGACGGAATCACCAACAAGGTTAATTGCTTTTAGCAACGCCTTCTTAGCACCCTTTCCGTGAATCACATTGTCTTCCAAGTAGTATTCCCCCTAAAGAATCAAGCGTCCCATCCGTCACCATCTTCGGATGGTATGTCGGAGAGCAATTCAATACCGTTCATGCACCACCAAGCGGATGACATGAAGCGAGCCTCACCATCACGAGTCATCCACGGAGAGCCGATGACGAGCAATTCCGAACCAACGCCGAAATCCACTTCACCTTCTTCTTTAGCGGAAACATACAATTCAATGGGTGGAGCGTCGGACATAATATCCGTGTCTCCGAGAGTAATAACGAAGCCGCCCTTGTCTCGTGGGTCAATGTGAACCACTTCAACAACAGTACCGAAAACAGTATTCCACTTCTCTTTGTCACCGAGAGCCGCATATGCGGTGTGACATTCCGAGAGAGAGGGGAGCAAGGTAGCACCGAGCCAATCAGCAACAATACCGCTTGGGCCATCGTCGCTCATGGCGAGAGGTGGGCCGGAGAAAATACCGGACAAGTTAGCATCGGCGGAGAAAGCAGTGACCTTCGTTCCGTAAGCCATTCCTTCACGGTTGGCGGGTTTCATACCGATGGTTCCGGTGACAAAGGTAGGCCATGACTCTTTAGCCAAAGCACCATTGAAACGGAAATCGTGCATGGAAGGAGCATCGTTGGTTCCGGCTTTGCGTCCGATGAACAAACAAGAACGGTCGGGTTCTTCAAGTGGGCGGTTTGAACCGTACTTGAAATTGTCATTACCGTTAGCGAAGTGCATATTATCTTTATCCCAAATTAAAGAGAACATCGTGTTAGCATCCAATTCAATTTGTCGTGGTGGGACTGAGGAAATTTCGGTGGACGAAATACCTTCTTCAAACGATTGACGGTTGAGCAAAGATGGGTTGGCGTGACGAGTGTAAGTACCGTCATGGTTGTTCTCGTAAAGAACGACAGCACCTTGAGAGACAAGAGCAAGACGAGCCTCCATGTCCGGCATAGCGGATAGAGTTTTCTTCATCTTGTTGTAAGCCATCTTAGCCCAATCCTTTTCTCGTGGAACATGAACAAACATTCCCTCGTATGCCGTAGCACCGCTTCGGGATAGTTTAGCCTTTTCAGCAACCAATTGACGAGCCGCCACACGGAGGGCAAGTGTCTTTCGTTGTTCTTCATTCTTACCGGCGGCTTCCCAACCTGCACCCTCTTGGGAGAGTACCAAGTCGGCCTTTGCCGCAAGTGCGCTTTCGTCTGCTTTGACCTGTGAGGCCACCTTCTTCAACATTTCTTCGTATGCTACCATTGTATCATTTCCTGTGTATTTTGTCGTCTTCTTGAGGGGTTATAAAGGTTATTGTTGGCCCCCACTGACCAACATTCTAACGAAGTTATGGCGTACCACTTCTTCATCAACACCATTCATCAAGTCTCTTTCAGCCGTGATTGCGGCTTCAATAACTTGCATCTTGGAATCAGTATTCGCACTTCCTTTTACGGCAAAAGAAAAACAGTCACGGACTTGGTGACGGACTTCTCCCTTGAAAATTTTGACTGCATCTTCGTAGGACTTCTCAACGAAACAAAGTCGCAAGAATCTTTTGAAATCAATGCTTGGCGCGGTGAGAGAATCAAGGAACATTTCGGCATCCCGACCTTTCATGTTACAGTAAGTCTGTAACGCACCTATGGCGTTTCGCAAATCACCTTGATGTGCTTTTGCGATAACATTAACCGATGCTTTGGAAATTTCGGGAGTGTTATCAACGGCTATCTTTGTCAATTGATTCACCATGTCACCATGAGGAATAGGGTTGAAGGTTCGTACTTGACACCGTGATTGAAGCCAACGGGAAACCTTTGGTAAACGATTACAAGTAAGGATAAAGTAACCATTGGCGTTTTCAATAACACCTTTCAGTGCCGACTGTGCGGCATCGGTCAATTGGTCGGCCTCGTCAAGCAAAAAGATTCTTTCCTTAATACCACTTCGGGTCATGGGAATGATTGTGTCTTCAACAAATTCAATTCCTCGCTCACGCTTGGATGAAGCGTTAAACACAACCAATTGATAACCCAAGTCGGAGGCAAGGGAATTAGCAACAGATGTTTTTCCCGTACCGGCTTCGGGGGAATAGAAAATGTAGTGTTGCATCGGCATTTCACCGACGACGATTTGCATTAACTCGGCAACGAGGGCATCCTGTCCGACGATGGCGTTAAGGGAAGTAGGTCTGTATTCATTAGCCCAAATCATCAAACAACACCCCACTTGGCCGACATTTCACAATAGATACACGAATGTTCCTGTGTTGAAATCACTTCTTCATCACATAGAGAACACAGTTTCAAACCTTTGTTACGCAATACTTTTAGCGCAAAATAACGAGAGACTCTACCCATCATTCATCACCGACTCTAAATTTCAAACAGATACCACAGTAATTACAAGTCAAAACCATTTCATTTCTCTTAGTAGCGTACATACGAAGGTTTGCCGAAAAAGCACCTCGCTCACACGATTTACAAGTGATTGCTATTCTCTTCATTCCGACTCACCTTTGCATTCATTGATGTAACCAATTAGGATTTCTAACTTATCGTAAGAACAACCCCATAGGAAATGAAGTGGGTTGTCCGTCCAAGAATCCCACTTCTCCCTTTGGTAGTATTCTTCGGATTGAGGGAATAATAACTCGCAAAATTCATGGCGGTTAAGTCGGTTAAGATACTTGAGGTCATCAAGTACGGATTCAAGATATGTAGTCATTTTTCATTCCTCCAAAAAGTCAGCAAGTACCATCTTATGTTGTCGTTCATCGCTACCCACAAGTTTTCGTTGCTCGCTGATTGACGCTTCAATTGAGGGGTTAAAAGGTTTCTCTTCTTGGCTTTCTGTGAAACCATTACCCGACCAAAAGCGAAGTGAGGTGTAGTAAGCGGTCTTGACGGTTGCTCGTCCGAAGGAGGGGAATGTCACCATCCACGAAGCCTTCAACCGTTGCCCATCAACATTACGAACCGACTCGGCGGTAAACAAATACCCGCCGCTTGCATGGTTGGTCTTGTGAATTTCTTTTACGACAAAACCACCTGTGCCTGTTGGGAAGGCTTTGTGGTTAAATCGTGGGGATTGTGATTTGAATTGTTCAACGGACAATTTTTGTCCGACTCGGTATGGGCTTCTCTTGACGGTCATTCAACCATCTCCCAAATGTCATCCATGAGTTCTTTCCAATCGGGGTCTGCGTCAGCCATTTTGTATAATCTGTCAAACGCCCGCTTGTATTTCTGCAACCGCTCAACTTCTTCAAGGAGAAGTGGTGCGTCTTGCATCAAGGTCTTATCAATCCCTTTCAATTGCTCAATGGTAAAGTAACCACTAAGAATACCATCCCACGGCGCAGGTGTATGTCCTTCGTATTTGTCTGTGTCAATCATTCTTCATTCCTCCTTTGCTTTGTATTCGGCGTGGTCGTGAGGCAAGCGGTGTTGGCGACGAACCATAAGGTTACGAATCAGTTTGGCTACATTTCCTGCGCCGGTACTGAATCTCTTCTCGCTTGTCTCGTCAGCCACCATAGCATCGTGTAGGTCTTCCAAAGGAATGTTATTCAACACTTCCTTCAAAACTTCGTATTCAACATGGGGTACTGTTTTCGCTCGCATCTTTCTCTGCCTCTATATACCAATAGGCGGCAGGGCTTATAAAGGTTCCGGTAGCGACTAAACGCCTGTTCGGGCGCATGACAAACATTCATCACTGTTGGGTGGGAAAATGCGTGTGCGCCCACATTCACATTTAAGAGAAAGCGTTTTTTCTTTTGGTGTCATGGTTGAAGGTTCACGAATGTATTTGATTTCGGATTTGTGTAAATCAACCTCTCGGTCAATGTCGTAAAGAGCGTGTTTAGATTTCGCTCCGACGATGTTCTCCACTTGTTTTTTTCCGATAACAATAATTGAGTGAGATTTACACAATAGAGCCGATAGGGAATGCGGGGAAGGAATATGTGCGACACCACGATGTTGTCCAAGACAAGCGGCAACCTCTTCTTTGGTCATCGGCCCATGCTCCCACAAAAGGTCAAGGATAGCGCGCCGAATACGACTGTTCGTTGCGCTCATGTTTAACCTTATCTTTGCACTTAATTTAAGCGTACCGAATAATTATAGGTCATACCACATGAGAGCGTTCATGTCGTGCGGCATCGGTTGGCCTTCGTAGGTAGGAGAGCCTTCGTAGTTACCGTTCTCTATTTGTTGAATTTTCCATCGGGTGATTCGGTTATGACGCTTGGTGTAAGCGTAGCAACCATAAGTAAATAATACTGTTAAAATAAAAGAAATGTCACCGTATGTCATAACCATTCCAAGACCTTCTCTTTCCGTTTCTTGACGGACTTAGGAAGCCTTTCAATGTTTTCCGACCTAACGGTGTTGCGAACCTTCTTGTCGGCGTTGATTATTTCTCTCCAATACACATCGGATTCACGGAAGATGGTTGGTCGCTCATCCTGCTTGGCTTTCTTCTTAGGCCACTTAACAGTGACTCTTGAAGGCTTGATAGAGTAAACCATCACGGCTTCCGCATATTCTGTCGGGAGGGTGTATTGCACATCAGCGAGCAATCGCCACAGGTGCATATCATCCTTTTTGTTTTCCCGTAAAAATGATACGGCAAGAGGTATCGGCATTCCTTTGAAAGCATTGTGTACCCGTTGCCTGTCTGTCCAACGGAACAGTGCGTCAATCTGTCTCTTGTGATTCGGTTTACCGACAAGTAGAGATTTGTCAATTATTATTTCTTCCTTAATATCTTTTGAAAGTGTTGGGAGTTTGTCAATCACGATGACAAGACGATAACCCACAATGTCAAGCCACCGTTTGATTTCCTTCTCCGTGACTTTACGCAAATGCACGATGTAGGTTATGTCTTCCCTTGTCGGAGGATGAATGAAAGCACCTGTTTCAATGACTGCACCTTGACGGTATGCTCGCTCGTCAGTCGTTAAGATAATTATTCCCTTCATAATATCCACCAAACGGATTCTTTTCAAAAATGTGGCTTTGGAAACTTCGGAATTGGTGAATACTTAGACCCCAAACCTTTCGCACAGACTTAGTTTGTATTTGGTAATCACCATGATACCATACTATTCCCTTATCAGTAATTTCAGCATTTAGTCCATCCTCAATCATAGCCTTGATGAGTATTGGGTACTCTATCTTCTTGATAGGACGAGCATAGAATGTTTTGGCCGAGCCACTTCTCCACTTCTTCAATCCATCACCTCAAAATCAACATCTTGAACATGGGTCGGTGGCTTCAATGCGGCCACCTGTAACTCTATCATGTCAAGCAATTGTGGTTGGTCACGAAGGGTATTGACAAGCACACCCATGACACCATCCATTTGCTTTTGTGCTAAAAGCAATTGAGAATCAACACCGATTTCTTTCTTCAATTGTCCGACGAGTCGGAGAGAAGTGTTTGCCTGTGCAACCAATTTAGCCGCATCAGTTACCCATTCCGAAGTGATACCTCCTTCGCTATCCTTGACGGCTTCCAATTCATCAAGCCACCCAAGAAGACGGCTAACAATGTCCTGTGCCGCATCAAGTGTGTTTATGCTCTCGTATCGCATGGATTCCATGTGCTTCGCTTCTTCGGGGTCATAATCCACATGGTCATCCATGTGGGTCATCACTGTACCGATGGGCCAAGAATACTTTTCCTCTAAATATGCGGTACTAACATTCCCAATGTGAACCTCAACCTCAAGGTCTTTCCGTGTGCTGATTCCACACATAGGACAAATCGGTGTGTCAAGAACCCACCGAAGGGTGTCAATCGTTAGCGCATTCATTTCTCCGGCAAGCCGTTGTTCAATTTCTTTCTTCGTTCTCATGTTCACACCCATTCGTAATTTGTTGGTTCTAAATTGGTTAGCATATTCTCAATGATAGGGGGATTGACCATATTACCAATCATTACCTCAATGTCAAGAAGGTTAGTATTTTTATCCCAAATAAAACCTTCCCAACCTTGAAGC